CAAACACAATCATGATGGAAGAACATGGACATACAATTCTGTATCTGCATTTGATGGTCTATTTCCTTACTTCACAAAAAGTCAAATCAGAAGAATTCTAAAATCACTTGTAAGTAATGAATTTATCATTGAAGGGAATTACAATTCTGCAAAGTACGACAGGACAAAATGGTTCGCAATTGTAGATGAACAAAGATTTGTTGATTTGCACAAATGCAATTCTTCAAAAGCACAAATGGATTTGTCTAAACAAACAAATGCATCTGTCGAAACCGACAAACCTATACCTTATACTATAACAGATAATAGAACAGATAGTAAACACATATATAAAATGTCTGTCGACATTTATCACAAATTCTGTTTATCAAATATGGATGCACCGGCAAAGATTGATGGCATACAAGGAAAGGCATTAAAATCCATTCTAAGCTATCTAAAGCAATTGTGTAGACAAAAGGGTAAGGAGTCAGAAGAAGATGTCTTAAATGCTTTTAAATTCATTTTTGCGAATTGGTCAAGGTTGGATGAATTTCTTCAGAAGCAAATTAAATTGTCACAGATAAATAGTAATTTACCGAACATCATTCAGAACCTTAAAAAAACAAATAACCAAAAAAACATAGCTGATGACATCCTTGCAAAATACAAATGATAATTTCTTTGCACCAATGCATCCATCATTCAATAAAGATGTTTTGAAACTTGATATGAATGGAATCATTAAAATAGCACTTGAAGACAAACCTGTATCAATATACAAGTCATATAAAATTGCTGAAGAAAAAACAATTGACATGCTTATGCTGATGTTGATTCAATTTCAGAATTTTTACAATTGTAAATCAAAGATGGACAAACCACAATTGGAAGAAACAGCGTACATTTTAATACAGCATTTTAGGCATTTGAATTATTATGATATTGCCATGTGTTTAAAAGAAGCAAAATTGCATACAAAAGTATATGACAGAATTGATGGTGGCATGATTTTAGAACTATTAACAAGATACGACATTGACAGAACCGGCATGATTGTAAATGAACGTGAAAAACAGAAGGCACAGCAAAATGCAGAGTGGTCAGGTCTTGGCAAAAGATCTTCAGAAATAACAATAAAAGATTTATTTAGACATGAGTAAAGAATTAAAAGAAGAACGAGAAGCACAATTTTTAAAAGATCATTTGATGATACCATCTTATGATTCGTATTCAGAATGTTGCAAAGAAGCATATTCAACATTAATAGGTGTATGTCCTAAATGCTTTAAAGAAGCAAAGCCACATGAAGATTTGTGGTTAAAATTTCATCCAACAATGAATCCATATGAGGAAACAGAATGAACATGATCTTCAGAAGTCAATCATCAAATACATGAAACTACAACATCCAAAAATATTCATTAATGGATCTATGGGTGGTATATACATTAAACACCATTCACAAAGGTTGAAGGCAAAGCAATGTGGATATAAAAAAGGATTTCCGGATCTTTTCATTTATGAACAAAGAATCGTTGATGGTGAATTGAAAGGTGGATTGGCCATTGAATTAAAAGTAAAAGGTAATTATCCAACAGAATCACAAAAGAACACATTGCAATCTTTGAATGATAAAAAATTTCATGCACAGGTTTGCACAGGATTCGATCAGACAATTGAAGTGATTGAATGGTATATCAATTCAACCATTCCTGAAGTTGAAATAAATTATACAATTAAGGAATGAAGGATAAATGGCATCCGATTGAATGGGTTTATAAAGATTACAAATACTTTCTTGGATTTGCAATCAAACAAACCAAAGACAAAGATCTGTCTGAAGATTTAGTTCAGGAAACATTCCTTCAATTGATGACTATGAATCAACACAAATTGCTAATCATTATTGATAGTGGTAAAATCAAAACATACATTTGCAAAATTATGATGGTAAAATACTTTTCATCAAAGTCACAATTCAATAAAAAAAATGTCAAGTATAAAAAAAACAAGATAAAATCTGATCAAACATTTTTGGAACATTTAGTGAATAAGAATGTGGAAATAGACAACACCACAGATGAATATGTTGATTCATTACACAAAAGAATTGACAGCTGTCTTGACACCTTTGATGATTATGATAGAAAATTATTTCAACTTTATTATCAAACCGGATTGTCTGTCAGAAAATTATCTGAAGAAACAGGTATTACATTTAAGTCAATTCAATACACAATTGAAAAAGTAAAAAAGAACATCAAGGAAATAATATGATACCATTCAAAGTTGATCAAGAATTATCAAACAAAAGGATTGCAATTTGTGAATCCTGTCGATATTTCAGAAAAAAAACAAGAACCTGTGGAACGGCAGTTGTTGGAAATAAGGTAGGAAGCAAAAGAACATGTGGATGTTTCATGGATGTCAAAACAAAATTAACTTTTTCAAGGTGTCCATTTTCCTATTGGGGTGTTTCACAAGTCGCTGAAAATGATTATCTTGCAATAAAGAAATTACTGAAAGATGTTAAGCAAACAATCAATCCAACACAGAAGGAATTGTTGTATGATATGCAAAGGAAATACATTGGTGGAAATACAAAGACATCAAATTGTGTTCCATGTTTAAAATCTGCATTGAAAGAGATGGAACAAATAGTTGAAGAATATGAAAAAGAATAGACTGAAACCAAAATACTACACAAACAAATCTGTCAGATCAAAGATTGACAGGATGTTGGAAAAGAATGCACGGAATGTTGCATCAAGTGGAACAGGATCAAAACATGATATTGGTGATGAAGGGGTTGATTTGGCATGGGAGCAGTTTAAAAAAGAGATCAAAGAAATTGATCCTGAATTTTATGACATGATTAAGTAATGGCGAAACTTGTACTACCGGTAAGCGTTGAAACAATTGCAACAAGACATGATGGATCTGTAAAGATTGTCATGGGGACATATGAATTGAATACTAAATCAGCTGTCAAATTATTTGATTTAAGGAAGACGGAAGCATTGATGTATCTTTCAAGTGAAAACATATCACAAGAAGAATTGGATGCGTTAGATGGCTTTAAATTATCATCTGAAAAGAATGATGGCAAAACACCATCGCAAAGATTGAGATCAGTTTTATATGTGTATTGGAAACAACACAAACAGAATGACATTGAATTTGATATATTTTATTTGCGATACATGAACAGGTTGATTGATCGTATAAAAGACAAACTTGATGCAGAAGCATACTAAAATATATATCAAGCACTTTGATTATTTTGGTGATGAATTTATACCATGTGAAATATGTGGCAAAAAAGCTGTTGACATTCATCACATAGAATGTAGGGGTATGGGTGGAACAGGCAAGGACAACATAAATAATCTGATGGCATTATGTAGAAATTGCCATATCACATATGGTGATAAAAAGCAATATATGGATATGTTGAAAGACAGACATAAACAAAGACTTGAAAACTACAAAAGAAGATGACAGAACACTATGATAAAATGAAGATTGAGCCGGTTGATTACATTGTATCAAATGAAATAGATTTCTGTGAAGGAAACGTGATAAAATATGTATCAAGGCATAAATCAAAGAATGGATCAGAAGACATCAAAAAAGCAATGCACTATTTACAAATCATTTTAAAAAGTCAGTACAATGAGCAATGAAGAAAAAGAAGAACAGAAGAAGAAGAAGAATGAAAAAGTTGCAAGGGATACATGGGATAATTGGATTGATGCAATGACTGATCAAGTTCAGCCGGATGTCTGTGATATTGATGATGAAGATTGTGAAGCATGTGGATCATAAATTGTGGGGTGGTGGAATTGGCAGACACACCTTCCTGTCCCGAAGGCGAAGGCAACAGAAATGTCCTTCTTGAAAGTTCGAGTCTTTCCCCCACAGCAAACAAATAAATAAACAAAAACAATGAGTGAATTAACAGAACAAAAAGAAACACCAAGATTGCCGGATGGAAGGGTTGATTTCTTTACATTGATTGAAGAAGTATTTCCTGATCAAATAGGTGTTGTATCTTATGTAAAAGGAATATGCAAAGGATATGCACTTGATAAGGCAA